TACAATTCTTAACGGAACAGCAACTGCTGATACAATGACGAATTACTACAACCGAGTTGTTACTCCGATAATTAATGCTGTTACTTTGGAGTTTACTAGGAAGTTTCTCACAAGAACTGCAAGGTCTCAAAAGCAAGCCATTATGGCATTCCAAAAGCCATTTAGTTATCTTACTGTCACCCAGATTGCTGGCCTTGTTGATTCTCTTAGCCGTAATGAGGTTCTAACCGGTAATGAGTTTAGGCAGGCACTTGGTTTTAAACCATCGTCCGAACCATCGGCTGACGAGCTCAGGAACAAGAATCTTATCGACATGAGCCAAGTTCAAAATGGTGGTGATCCACAGTACTACCAGGATCAGCAGTACCAAGATCAACAATACTACCCTGAGGAGGAACAAGATTATGGCTACAGTCCTCAGCAGTATTAAAGATTATCTGACAGTAAATGATACAGACGCATTCGATCAAGAGATTTTAATGCTTGTTCATTCTGCGCTTTCATCGCTTGATCAAATCGGTAAGGTTACTATTCCTAGCGAGATTACAAATTCAACAACGTGGGAATCAATTTGTCAAGATAGCAAATTAAGACCATTTGTTAAGAATTATGTATTCTGCAAAGTTCGATTAATTTTTGATCCTCCATCGTCATCAATCGTTGCTGATGCAATTAATAAGTCAATTGCTGAAAGTGAATGGAGATTTTATTATGGCTCGGAGGTGAAATAATGTATACAAGCTACAATAATGTTTACAATTCATTTCTAGAGCATTCTGGAAAGAAGGGTATGAAGTGGGGGATTCGAAATTCTGTAAAACGACTAAAGAACAGGATTAAGAATCCACATTATTCTAAAGACTACAAACAGACTAAAAATCTTAGACGAAAAAGCTCTAAATATTTATCCAATAATCAGCTTCGTGAGTTGAATAAACGGATGGAGCTTGAGCAAAATTACAATAGGCTATCAACTACTCCGTTAAACCGAGGGTTCACAATTGCAAGGAATATTATTGCTATTGGTGGAACCATTGGTGGTCTATATGCACTACGAAACCAGAGGTTCGTCAAAGATGGAGTTAATTTGGTAAATGGCATTATTTCGAAGAATAGGAAGTAGACGTGAAAAAATTATTTAAGCTATTTTCTGTGATTACGCTCTTAGCGTTTATTGTTTTTTCTTTTCTATACTTCACTAGAAATGAGTTATTTACTAATACTACTCTATATTGCGTCGTATGCCTATTCTACGTAATTAATTGCGCGACTATGATTAGTTTAATGAATAGCTACCCGATTGTCGGTGGAACTCTAATCGTTTCTAACGATGAAGAGCCATATAGATTTGAATTCAATACCCTACTTTCGGAATTAGAGAATGAGAAATCATTCATTATAGAGATTGATAGAGGTAAATAATGTACACTGATTACAATAATATCTATTCCTTATATTTATCACATTCCGGAAAGAAAGGAATGAAATGGGGAATTAGGAAAACAAAAAAAAATAGAAGCCGCTAAAAAATACTGGAATAAAGTTACAAATGATGAGGCAAAAATAAACATTAACCCTAAAGGTGTATTAAAACGAATGAATAACGACTGGAAAAAGAACAGCGTACAAATTGCAAAAGAAATAAATAGCAGAGACCGTATGACAAAGGCTTCGATAATATCTGGTATGTCTATAGTTTCTGGAATCGCATTATCGTATGTGGGCAGTTTAGCAGACAGTTCAAGAACTATGGCTATTGGTGCCGCAATTGCTGCCGGATCTGCCGGAGTATATGCAATTGCTAATCATAAATTGAACAACGACAAATTTGTTAAAAGAATTAAAAATCACAGAGAATCAGCACATAACGAGGAATATAAAAAGCTAAATGCTACACAACGAGAATCCGCAGATAAGGTTATGGAATCCATAAATGCTTTAGATAAATATAGATTCTAAACCCATTAACCGAAAGGACATTAATTATGACACTATCAAATAAAGCTTATGACACTCTTCAGTGGGTATGTCGTATTCTTATTCCGGCATTCATTACCCTTTACATTGCAGTAAATGGAGTTCTTATTTCTAATGGACTTACTGGTCTGCCATATCCGGAAGTGGTGACCGGAATTGTTGCTGCCGTAAACGTATTTATTGGCGCACTGATGGCTAAGTCCTCTTCCGATTTTAAGAATTCTGAAACCGTTGATACTCTGTAATGTATAGCAACTACAATGATCTCTACACTTCTTCCTTATATCATTCCGGAATCAAAGGCATGAAGTGGGGTGTCCGGCGTAAAGCAAAAAAAGATGCAAAAGAGTACACTAAAGCTAAATCATTCTACGGCGAAGGTGCTGGAACTCGTAGAAAGCTAATCAAACAAAAAGTTGAGTATAACTCTAGGCATATTCCTGGTTATAAGGAAGCATTCGACCATTACGTCAAAAATACTGATATGAGTAAACGAGCTAGCCAAGCGGTAAGAGAACGAAAAGTCAAAGATGCAAAGAATTCTGCTGGAAAAGCTGTTCGTGGTGTTGGTAATATTTTGGCCGGAAGAATGCAATTTGTAGGCGGATCGATGCTTATTGGATATACCGCATTGCGGATTGGTCAGAAATACGGAGCTATTCCGTCTAATGATGTTTTGCTGGATAGAGCGTACAATATCGGCAAAAATGTTATGAGAGAGTTTGGAAATAAAGTTAGGAGGTAAGCATTAATGTATTCTAATTTCGAAATGACTTACAATTCATACCTAATGCATCACGGCACTAAAGGTATGAAGTGGGGTGTTAGACGAACGACTGTAAGAAGATCCATCATGCCCGGCAAGTGGGGTATTAGACGCACAGTAGCAAGTCAACATAACCTAGACATTAAGAATAATTGGACCGTAGCAAAAAATAAAGCTAAAGCCGGAGTCCTAAGTAAACAATCAGAAGAATATATTCATGCTAGAGATGCGCGAATGAAGAATCTCGGAGGACGCGCTCTTGCTTTTGTTGGTGGATATTGGAAAAGCGATCAAGGCAGATACTATCAGCATAGAGCGAAGGGCAGGAGCGTCGTTAACTCCGCAGCTAGAGTTTATGTAAGAAAAGCTTTAATCGGAGCGGCGGCTGGCATGGCAATGTCCATTGGATACAATAAGGTGATGGGTAATATTTAGGAAAGAAGATTCTATGAACTATGATTTTTCTGGTTGGGCTACTAGGAATGATCTTAAATGTTCTGACGGGCGAATCATTCGTTCTGGAGCGTTTAAAGATTGCGACGGTAAACAAGTGCCGTTGGTCTGGCAGCATCAGCACAATGGTGTCGAGAATGTTCTTGGACATGCCATCCTAGAAAATCGACCAGAGGGTGTTTATACTTATGCAGTATTTAACAACACTGAGTCCGGTAAAATGGCAAAAGAAGCTGTCCAGAATGGTGACATCAAGCAACTATCAATTTATGCGAACAAGCTAAAGCAGAATGGCTCTAATGTAATGCATGGAGTTATTAGAGAAGTTAGCTTGGTTCTTGCTGGGGCAAATCCCGGCGCAATGATCGATACTGTTATTGCTCACAGCGATGACGGTTCAGAAGAAGCGGTAATCTATACAGATACTGATATCGAATTGTATCATGCAGCTACCAAAAAGGATGAAGATACAGATGAGACTGATCCTGAAGTAGTTGAAGATAATCAAAATGGAAGTGTTGACGAAAGGACACAAAACATGGATCCACAGAATGCACAGGCACAGGCTCCACAGGCACAGGCTCCACAGGGTCAGGCTCCAGTACAGGGCGACAAGACCATTCAGGACGTTATCGATGAGATGACCGATGAGCAGAAGGATGTATTGTATTATCTCGTAGGTATGGCAGCACAGCAGGGTGAGGCTACAGGCGAGGAAGATGTAGAGGATGAAGATATGAAGCACAATTTGTTCGATGCTGAGGGTGATTACCTCGCACACTCTGCTGAGGATATGGAAGAGGTACTGCGCGACGCAAAGCGTTATGGCTCCCTAAAGGAGTCCGCACTCCAGCACGGCATGGAGGACATCACTCTTGGCGACGCTCTTCAGCACAGCATCACTGATGTTGGTTTCCTGTTCCCAGATGCTAAGACCATTGGTGCAGAGCCAGAGTTTATTTCCCGCAAGATGGACTGGGTCGAGGACGTTATGAACGGCGTTTCTCGTACTCCTTTCTCCCGTGTTAAGTCTATCTTTGCAAACATCACCGAGGATGAGGCAAGGGCTAAGGGTTACATCACTGGTAAGGAGAAGAAGGAAGAGGTATTCAAGCTTCTGAAGCGTACCACTGATCCACAGACCATCTATAAGAAGCAGAAGATGGACCGTGACAACATGGTCGACATTACTTCTTTCGATGTCGTTGCTTGGCTCAAGAAGGAAATGCGCATGATGCTCGACGAGGAGCTTGCTGGCGCTATTCTTTGCGGTGACGGTCGTACTTCAACCGATGACGATCACATCTCTCACGATCACATCCGCCCAATTTGGCAGGACCAGAATCTCTACACTACTAACGTTGCTGTAGCAGTCAAGTCTGCTGAGAAGGATGACGAGAACAAGGTATACGGCAAGATGATCAAGGCAATCATCAAGGCTCGTAAGAATTATCGCGGTTCTGGTAACCCAGTATTCTATACTACCGAGGATGTTCTCACTGGTATGCTTCTTATTACCGATTCTACTGGTCGTGACATTTACGAGTCTCCTGAGAAGCTTGCTCAGAAGCTGCGCGTTTCTAAGATCGTTACCGTTCCTGTTCTTGAGAACAAGACTCGTGTCGGTTCCGATTCTAAGCGCTATCAGCTTCAGGGTATCATTGTAAACCTCAAGGACTACAATGTTGGTGCTGACAACGGTGGCGCTGTAACTCTGTTTGACGACTTCGACATTGACTACAATGCTCAGAAGTACCTCATTGAGACTCGTTGCTCTGGTGCTCTTGTTAAGCCATACTCTGCTATCTCTGTTGAGATGACACTCGAGGCTTAGTATTTCTATGGATGAGTTCTCTTATCTATAGAAGATAGGAGAAATTCAAAATGGGAAAGTTTTATGGCAATATTGGTTTCGCAACAACAGAAGAAACTCAACCAGGAATTTATGAAGAAGTAATTTCTGAAATACGCTACAGGGGCGACCTTCAAAAGATCTATAGACGATCCGATGGCGGCGCTCCTGTAGATAATATTACTCTTCAAAATCAAATCAGCATTATTGCCGATGCATTTATTAACGATAATTTCATGAACATTCGTTATGTCGAGTATGCTGGTTGCAAATGGAAGATTACTTCTGTCGAAGTGGCAACTCCAAGGATTATTTTGTCGATTGGAGGTAGGTATAATGCAAACTCTTACGGACAATAGACTCGACTTCCATAAAAAATTGGAATTTGTCTGGGATGAGACATTTCTAACAGGAAAGACCTACTTTCAACCGCCATCAAACATAAAACTAGAGTATCCATGTATGGTTTATGAGCCTAGCGGTATTGAAAATAGGAATGCCGATAATGAGCCATACAGACGTAATTTCAGATATTCGGTTAAAGTGATTAGCAAGTCGCCATTACATCCAGTAATCGACAGACTTTTAGATTTTAAGTATGCTACTTATGATCGTCACTATGTTGCCGATGGTCTGAATCATGACGTATTTACTATTTACAATTAGATTGGACATTATAGATGGGTAAACAAATTAATTGGGACGAGACTGGTTCTCGTTGGTTTGAGAATGGCTGCGATCGCGGTGTTCTCTATGTTCAGGGTGATACCGGCAATTATCCTAAGGGTGTTGCTTGGAACGGTCTGACTAAGGTTACCGAGGCTCCCGAGGGTGCTGCTGCAAATAACCTTTATGCAGACAATATTAAGTATGCTTCTCTTCGTTCTGCTGAGTCTTTCAAGGCAACAATTGAGGCTTATACTTATCCTGATGAGTTTGGCGAGTGCGACGGCTCCGTTGAGGTAGCAAAGGGCATCAAGGCTGGTCAGCAGACTCGTAAGGCATTTGGCTTCTCTTATCGTACTAATATTGGTAACGATACTGGTACAACTTCCGACGATGGTTACTACATTCACCTCGTTTATGGTGCTACTGCTGCTCCATCTTCTCGTAACTACGAGACTGTTAACAACTCTCCATCAGCAATTACTTTCTCTTGGAGTGTTGAGACCACACCAGTTAACGTTAAGGGCATTAAGCCAACCTCAACTCTGACTATCGATTCTCGTAAGGTCAGCAAAGAGAATCTCAAGAAGATCGAGGATAAGCTCTATGGTACTGAGACCGCAGATCCTATTCTTCCACTTCCTGACGAGATTGTTACTCTTGTCGGCGGTACACCAGGTACGCCAATTCACGGTTAAGATAAGCTATTAAATTGATAAGGAGTTAACTCATGTACAAGAAGACTATTGAGTGCACTGACTTTGATGGTAATAAGATCAAGGACGATTACTATTTCAATTTCACAAAAGCTGAGATTTTGGAGTTTGATAACTCTGAGATCGGCGGAATGGAGCAGTATATCGAGCGTATCCAGAAAGAGAAGGACAACACTAAGCTGTTCAAGCTCTTCAAGGATCTTATTCTTAAGGCTTACGGTGAGAAGTCTCAGGACGGCCGTAGGTTCATCAAGTCTGAAGAAAAAGCAATCGAGTTCTCTCAGACAGAGGCATACTCGGAGCTTGTTATGGAGTTAGTTTCTGATGCAGACGCGGCGGCCGAGTTCGTCAATAGCGTATGCGCTAGCGTACTTAAGGATCAGAAGCTTAATCCTGTGTCTAAGTAAGGAGGGATGTTAGAGAGTGCTTCAAATAACTATTCCAGAAGTCGAATTGTACGACGAAGAAAGAGCCGAGTTCTCGTTTAAAAAAGAGATAGTATTATCACTGGAGCACTCTCTCATCTC